GTATTCACCTGTATCAATCTTTGCAATCAAATGATCAATATAGGCTTCGTTGTAAGTGTAATTAGCTGTTTGATTTTTGTCAACTAAAATCCAGGCTGTTCCGTTGTGTTTGAACACTTGATTGGGCATTTTGTCTGTGCGAACATGACTATCGCCCTTTTTAGCATCTTCTGGGAAGACAGCACCGAATGTACTACGTGGTTCTCTAGGTAGCTCGTTGTCAGCAACCAACTTCATCCATGGCAGTATGTCAATTTCTCCTCGCACCAACATGGCTCTTTGCTCTTTGAGAGTAGAGTCAGGATTCTGTTCCTTCCACAGTTTCATTGCGGCTTTGACACTGGGATGATCTTCGTTGAGCTCTTCATCTTCGTCCGGTTGTTCTATAACCTCAGGTTTAGCCACCATGGGCTCAAGATTTTCAAAATGTGCGAACCCGTTGTTGAGATATGGGTGTTGTTCAAGTATTGACTTTTCAGCTGGTTGAGTAGGCGGAAACATCCATCCTGTGGGGTGCGGATCTTGCTTTATCTCTTCTGCTGACTCTTGTACCTGTTTTATTTGTTCGTCCGTCAAAGAACCATTGTCGGTTTCATACGCAGGTTGCTGTTTTTTCTTTTCTCGTTCCCACTTGATACTTTCAGTAGCTGCCAATAACATCATAATAGCCAAGGGATCAAACACCACAACCAACAATATGATCACCCAACGTACTGCTGCCTCCAGTAGGTTGGCGTCAGGATTGTCGCCATAGACCAAGGCGGCAATATACTTGATCGGGCCCACTTCGGCTTCGACTTTTCGAACTTCTGCTGCAATAGGCGCTCGTTCTTCGTTGAGTGCGGTAATCTTTTTTTGACTCTGTTCAATTTCTTTGAGTAGGCGACCACGCTCGGCCTGTTGGCTGCGACGTATTTGGACCGCACGTGCCGCACCTTCTTCTGATGTTGAGCGGCCCATAACTTGGTCCACTGCTTCGTCAAGCTGTTTAAGCGCCTTACGGTTAGCATCTATGTTCTCTCTTTCTGTACGGATCTTTTCGTCGTAGATGGAAATCTTGGCCTGTACATCACCAGATATCAATCCTTGATCTGTGTGTGCTTTTGACAAGAAACCAAAAATACCCATGCTGGTGATTAGCATGAGTACAGCTACCGCAGGCACAAGATACGCCTTCATTAAGAAACGGCACTGCCGCCAATACTCATGTAGCCACAGTGTGACAACAACCTTGCCTAGTTCCAAAATAGAACCCATGACAATAATAGGGATGACTGCGGCCGCAAAGATAGCTGCCAAACCAGCAATTGAGTAGTAGGCGGCGATAATTGACAGGCTCAAAGCTACTGCCAACGTAAGATAACTTAGAAACATAAGATTATTTATTGCCCTCTACGCGGGCAATTACACTATGTTTAACCGAAATCCAGGTAGCAAATGCCGGATCGGGTACGTCAAACCAAACTCGCACAATCTTGCGACTCCAGTTGTTGTCTAGTTTGCGGCGAACTCTGGGCTGACCGCGCCAGTTGTGATTGCCATACAACTCGTTGGCTTCACGAATAACTTTGTACCATTGTTCAATGTTACTCAGTTCAACCCATACACGAAAAGGGTGCATGCTAGTGGTCGTTTCTCTAAGCGAATTAAGGGATGATGACATAATATAAAGAGGTCACTATTTTAATAAACACGCGGTTCTTTCACTGTGTAACCCCTGTTTGGCTTACTCCCGGGCCTTTGCCTGGTTTTGACTTGCGTCAGGGACAGTGTCGCAACCTACTGGATTTACTCTGTTAGCCACGGAAGAGCGTCCTCCTCCACAGAACCAAATTCATCACCAGCATGCAGATGTATATTATATGACGTATCTGCCGCTGGGTCAACAATTTAGACGTTGGCTTCCAAAATAATATTGTCTAATTCTTCCCGAATAAAATGTTCGTCGGGATCGTAGGCTACACCTCGCCATTCTGTAATTTTCAATGTGTCTTCGGGCGACCATTCGTTGTGCCAATGTTTGCCATTGAACACAGCGTGATAGGTATAACCTTCTTTGGTTTTGACTTCGTACTTGCCTTCACGCACAGGAGCAATTTTGGCCGGGAACCAATCGGTTAGCTTGTACTTGATGTCGTCCATGTCACGATAGCGTTCGTAGCCCGATCCCTTGTTGGATCCAGCAATGTAGAATGCATGATCTGAGCCTTTGCCATTGGTGTTGCCACCGTAGTTGTCCAGTTCTTCGTCGTCGTAATCAACACCTACTACAATTTCGTTGCCATCAAAATCGCAGATATTGATCAACAGCTTTTCGGGGTCAAACGGCTCACGCAGTTCGAGATTGGCTTCAAAGAAGCTGCCTTTGTCTGACGTATACCCATAGTACACCACAGTGCCGGGCTGTTCACTGTCAACCCAAACTTCTTCACAGGTGCTGAGTTGTACATCGCAACCATCCAGATCACTGAGTTCTCGCTGATACACTACATTGCCATTTTCGTCGGTGATCTGGATAGTTCCGGCGCTCATGTCTACACCACTAACATGACCTATATGATCGTTGTCGTACCAACATCCGGGCTCGAATGGACGCATGTCTTCGGGTATGTGTTCATACTCGTCGCTGCCCCAGGCATAATCGGGTACACTGATTCTGTGTTGCCTGAAGTAGTCGTAGATCCGTCGGTCCACTGTGCCCATGACATACTCGCCTCCGTAGCCCCACAGTTCAACCTTATAGGTCCTGGGGGTAAACTTTAGCCGTTCGAGTAGTTGTTCTTGTTCTTTAGTTGTTGCCATGTTGTTCCTTTGTGAGTTTGCACACTAGTTGAAATTGCTCATACGCATCGCGCACAGCAGGATGCTGCATTAGTTTGTCTGCTTCGGCTTGCATGGCTCGAACACCTGCTTCAGCAAGATCACGAGTAGACTTAAAGTGAAGGCTAAACAGTTCGTCGCCAAACGCCGCCTTCATTTCCTCCCAGGCTGCACGTTGACGTTTGGTAACGGGACGCTCCTTGGGTCGAGCTTCGCTCTCAGCATAAATGGCACTGGCAATGGCATCTTCAGCAATGCGGCCAGCAGCGATCATGGCCGCATAGTTGGGGTCAATGTTATAGCGAGTGCTTTGCCCACCGGGGTAGCTCATGACAATGTGAGTACCCTTGGGAAAACTACTCATAAGGTCTTGGTCATACTCGCTTACAGGTACGTAACGACGTCCTTGTTTGATGTAGTAAGTTTTTTTCATTTTGCTTCTAACATAAACTTTGTAAACAACGGAGCCAGCTCATGATTATACGGATCACGAACTCCCCAGGCAATAAACCCGTAACGTTGGTCATGTCCAATGCGATCCTGCCCTTTTACTGCCTTGTGACCATTGATGCTTTCTAGCACAATGCCATCGGGCAGTTGTCGGAATTCCAGCATGGTAAACAACCACAGATCCGAGTCTTCATCCCAGCGTTTCATTGATACTTACTGTCAAGTTTGACGTTGGTTAAGCCAGCAATGGTTTGGAAACGATCCCATGCGTCTTTAGCAGCTGGATTGCTTTCAAGTTCGCTACTGGGCAATACTGCTTCTAGCCAAATTTCAGGACGACGACTTGGACGAGCACCAAATTGGCGAGGCTGATGCATCTTGCCCTGTCTATAAAGTTCCAGCGTAACATCCCGGAACCGCTGTTCGTATTCGGGCCCATATTTGCCCCACTCGGGCATTGACCAAGGACTCCCTCCGGTTCGGCTGCCGCCGTAACCTTCCCAAATACTGATCCATTGATCATCGTCGTGAGGATCAAAATCTGTGCGAGTAATAATGATCAGCACATCGTCGATGTCTACTACACCGTCCACAATGTCTCGCACACAACGGCTATAACTCAATCCAATTTTCATAGTTTGCTACCTGCTTCGAAGTCGCGGAAACGTAGGAATCGGGGAAAACGCAGACTGTAGGTTCCGTCTTGATTTTGGGTTACCGCATCAGCTTGGACTTCAACCAAGTGACCAAGTAGGTCATCCCTGGAGTTCCAATACTCATCACGATTGCTATCAGTAAGGCCACTGCCAACATTAACACGAATACGGCGTCCATTGTCTTCTCCTTCACAAATTATAGCACCCAGTCGGCCCTCATTGCGACCTGTGCCTTCTTCGAATCCCACAATCTCCAAATCCACAGAGATTACAGGCTTCCATTTCATCCAATAATCACTGCGTTTACACACATAAGGAGCATCTACCGATTTGATCATAATGCCTTCAAATCCTTCGGCTACACAGTCTTCGGCGTATCGACGCATGATGTCATGTCCTTCGGCACTGCTCAAATCAACTTCCAGTCCGGTAACAACACGCAGAGAGCTAGAATTGTCTTCCAGTCGCCCACGTGCCTGTTCCAGGATATCAAATCGCTTGTATTGCTGTGCATTCCAGTAGCCACGCTGGAAGTCATCTAAGGGAATGATGTCAAAGATGTTGTAGACCATGCCCCCAGTCTCTACATCCGATTTGCGATGTGCTTGCTTCATGAGCTTTTGAAAGCTTTCACCTGTGACTTCACCATCCAGCACAAAGCGGCCGCCGGCTCCTAGGTTACGTTGAAATGCAGCACGGTGTAGAAGAATGTCTTTGGCAATCTGCGGAAAGTTAGCAAACTCTTTGCCGTTACGACTGAACAAGCTCACGTTCATGCCCTGAACTACTGCTAGCACACGCACACCGTCCAGCTTGGGCTCCAGTCGCTTGATGCCTGTGAGTTTTTTGGGTTGGTCTGTGGAGTCTTGTGCCAGTTGGCAAGTGAACACAGGGATAGCCCAGTCAGTTTTGGCCAGCACCTTGTTCAGTGTCTTTTCAGAAATACCGCAACGTAGATCTTTGATGATTACTCGACGGCAAACAGTATTCCATTCTTCGTCATCAAAAAATTCCGCACAGTCGTCGATAGCCGCACGAGCCGCATCACCTGTGATACTACGAGTGCGCAGGCTTTCCAGCAAGGCCCAAAACCGCGGCCAATGGTTGGCGCGGCTGTGGTGCCCTGAAACTTCGAAAACTTGTTTGACGTGGAATGTGTAGAAAGGATTGTAGGCTTGGTAGCAGTTGAACAAAAAAGCCTGAGCATCTGCTGAGCCAAGTTTGGCGGCCATCAGTGCTTTTTCAATCACTGTTTCTTTGTGAATTCGACTGTCCGAACTCTCTAGATCACGGATCCAGCCGGCTGACACTGCTCCAACAAACCTTTCTTCTGTATATTCAATCATATTTAACCTTGCTGTCTAACTTAAAATGTTCCACGATATAGTCTGCCCAAAGTTTGTGCCCTTGAGAGTTTGGATGGCCATACCCAACCTTGTGATTAAATCCAGTATTATAAATTAAATTCAATCTTTGATTTGCAATTTCCATTAACTCAGTTGTTTGATCAAGGATCTCATTGCTTGATAGCAGATCGTATAAACTCAAAACCTCTTTGTACTTGGGAATTACCCAACTACCAACTACATAACATTCGTCTTTGATTTTTGATTTTGTTAATACTTCTAGCCACGACATGGGCAAGAAATATTTTTGAAGATCAGTTGGATACAAATTACTAATATAGTTACAGCCCAGCATCAAATGTACATTGGATTTTAAATTTTTTAATAACCGAGATGAATTATATTGAGCTAGACACGGTGCAACGTCCTTACAAGATTTTGATTGCCGATATAGATCGTGTATTTGAGGATCCATATCAAACTCGGTATTGAGTTCTCTGCCAAATTCAGTTAGACAAATAAAAACATAAACATCTTTGTATCCAAGATTAGCGTTTGCTAACTGTATAAATTTGTCAACCATCCATGTATTATTAATAGCCGGAATGCTTAAATTAAAATAATCGCAACCAACACGCTTACTGATTATGTTACCGTATGATAATTCAACACGATCACCTTCACCATCTAGACGGTAGCCATAGGTCCAAGAATCACCAATGGTGATAAACAACGTGTCACTGTTACAATTTACATAATCATACAACCGATTATCGTGCTTTACTACTTCGTGTAAAGAATAATCATCTGCAAATAGGTTGTCAATAATTGTTGTAAACATAAATTACCACGAGGAGTTATAGAACACTTTTAGTCCAAGAAACAATTCTGCTCGAGCGTTCTTAATGAACTCAAGATCATGTTTACGATAATATTCGTCTGAATCTTCGCCAAAGAAAAACCCTGATGTGCCTGGCAATTGTCCGTGCGTTACTGCACGTTCCAGGTCATCGAGATCTTGCCAAGTCAGTTCAAGTTCGTCGCCATTGAATGACCCTTCATTGCCGCGACTTTCCCAAAGCCTACGCATCCAGCCCTGCAGGTTAGGATGTTTACGCCAGTAGGCAAGTTCACGGGGTTTGGTCTTGTTAGGTACTGTCCATTCACCGTTTTCGTACTTGCCATCTGCGGCATAATATTCGTCGTACTCGCCGCCACGACTGGCCACGTATGCGTATTGATCAAGACCCACTTTTATGTACCCTCTATTATCGATCTTCATGTTGATAACGATACTCACGCTTCAACCAATATTTGTACTTGTTGAAGTATTCTTGGGGGGAGTATTCTGGCTGACGGTGGAACCATGCCTCAAATTCTGAGCAGTGTTCGTACCATTTCTCATGGCACCATTGACGGAAGCTCATGCTGCCTCCAGCATGTTAGCGGGCACGTTCCAGTTGGTGTTGCCTTCTCGCACTGTGATATTTTTGATCTTGACCTTGGCCACTACCCCAATGTGAACACGACCAGTCTTGGGATGAACAAACTTCACAGTATCGCCATTCCAGAAACTGCGAACTTTTTCTTTGGTCATTTGCGCACGTCGATATTTCACAGCAGCCGCAATGGAGTTGAGTTGTTCGTTTGTGAAGTCACCAAACATGATGGCAGAGTTCACTTGCTGAATAGTGAGATCGGACATTGAGAGCTCCTAACGATGAACAGTTTGTATTATAGCACAGGTGGAATTATTGGTCAAGCCAATTCTTTGATGATTTCGTCTTCGTTGATGAGCACTCGAGTAGTAGGCTCGTTACGCCAACGAAATTGTACAGGATGGAGCAGTTCTACAGTGTGCTGAACTTTGCCGCCGTACTTTACACGACTGGACTCTACAGTTCCATGCACAACAGTGCCCATGTAATTTGCAACAATAACTTTGCCCTCTTTGACCCAATTGCTCATTTGCTGGCTCCTTTTTGCTGTCTATGCTGTTATTATAGCAAAACGGCAATTTTTGGGCAAATCGCAAAAGTAATACTCAAGTATTACTGTATAAATGTCAAGGACCTACTGAAAAAACAACCTGGCCTGCTGACACCTTTGCACGAGCCTCTGCCACAGTATAGTTGCCACTGGACAATGGTGCTTGAGGTGGTACTGATGCTGGGGTGCTGGGAACGGCATTGTCAAGTGATACACCAATGTCTTCGATACCGGCTTCGTTGCGCCCTTCGCGCATGGCTCCAACCAATGCCTGTCCGTATATGTTAGAAGTATTTGCTAAACCTTCCAGCACCTGAGCACTCATGCCTTGCTGTGTGTTTTTACCAAGGTCTCCAATGGTAGGTATAAAAGCACTGATTGGTAGTTGTGCATATTGTAAATCTGCCCAGGCGACACCCGCAAGATCAAACTTGTCATCTATCGACTGCGGGCATGCTTCTTCCATGAGATTCCATGCAGTGTTAAGTTCATTGACAAAATCAGGATAGGTAGAGTTCAGTGTCCCAATGGCTGTTTCAGCTGCTGCTACCAACGCCAGTGCAGCATCATCATACGTTGAATATGTTCCAGCACCAGGACCAGGAGGTATAACAATGCCAGGAGGAACTCCGTATACATCAGTTAATGCATTGGTTATTCGAACATAAACTTCATTCAAGGTTGAAAAATAACCAAGACTTTGACCTTGTTGTAATAACTCATTGATCGTTGTCAGACTTTGATTAAATGGCACACCAGAAACTGGACCAAAAAAGTCGCTAATTAGCCATGTACCATTGGGGCCGCCGCCCAGTGCAATGTTATTTTGATAATAGTTTGTTACTGCGTCTGTCAACGGCTCTGTTTGATTTTCAACATCGGGCAGGCCTTTGAGAGTACTGACTTTTTTATTCAGCCTTGCAATTTCGTCATTGACTTGAGATATGGTCATGTTAGTATCTCCGCTAGTTGCTGAATAGTTGTGTTGGCTATACCTTTAACCTGCTGGAATGCTATCTGCAGAGCACGTGACGCGGCTGCTTGATCCGGTGGCAAAAATTTACTTAATTCATCACATCCGACTGGACTCAATGCACCCGAATTTAATATTGGTGCAAGATTAGAATTTACCGATGTGTCAGTAGCATAAATCAACACAGGACCGTTGGGCGTTGGCAAAGTCAAGCTAGGATAACTGCGAGGAAATATTTTTACAGGATTTAAAAGTTCACACAAACTGTTGATGTTTGCAGTGGTCACACCAAGAATTGTCAATACATCTTGCAAGTCTGCACCAGTAATGCTGCACAGTGCAGGATAGGCCACTAGCTGAAGCCTGTTAAATTCGTTCTCGGTTAGTCCGTTGGGATTAAACAAACTTTGTCTGTTGTCGTTGACCAAGTCAGCAATATCTTCATTGGTTAATCCAGCATCAAGCAATGCTTCTTGTACTGCTGGAGTTGACCCATTGATTATATTTCCTTCATTTGCAATTTGTTGTAACAGTCCTGCTGGAGTCCCAAACAAATCTAAGTTGTCCAACGCAAATGCTGCGCCAAGGTCTTGTAGGTCTCGTCCAAAATCTACCAATGCATAGGTTATCTGTGTAAGGTCGCCGGTGATCAAGTTGTCGTTGTTTGAAAATGCTGGGCCAAGAAAATCTGTGGTGTTGGCATTGACCACACTCTGAATGATGTCGTTTGTAACCGAGACATAGCCCGATACAGTATTAAAAGCCTGAACAAATTTGCTTAGATCGCCATTGCCTATATAAACATTAACTGCACTTCCAGTTGGAATAGTAGCAACGAATCCACTGTTACCAATTGAGAGATTCCCATAACCTGTGACATTACTGGAAAAAGAATCTCCAATTGCAGGACAATAGTTTGCACCCGGTGTGGCACCAATACTGGTTATTGCAGACAAAGTATTGGCTGTAATGTTAGCGGTTGATGCTGTAGAAAGAGCAATCAATAAATTTGCAATCAATGGGTTTGAATTATAAGCTGAAATATTGTTGGCAACTTGTGTGTTGGCAACAATACCTGTGTTGTTATAAAGTCCTACGCCTGCTGTTAATTGAAGTGGAGTTGCAACTGATTGTACCATTATCCTATCCTAACGTCTCCACTACCGCCTGACCTCACATGCCCGCATCCGTCGGGATTCCCTGTAACATTTATAGGCTTGTTTCCAGCTCGCACAGTTTGGTTACCACTGGTAGTAACAGGACTTGCATGGGGCGGATGAGGCGGTCCCCAAGGCGCATGTGCGGACACTGATGTTCCGTTAACCACAACAGGTTTTCCGTTCACTCGCACCGATCCAAAGCCGCCTGTTGCAACACCGCCTGCACTGTTTGGATCACCTTTGCGTTGAACTCCTGGCATATTATCCCATTATGATTTTTTTATCTGGTACCTTGATACCGGTCGTTGCTTCAATGTATTTCATTTTAACTGAATCCTCAGTCTCAACGTACATGGCAATACTATTAGTATTTATTGTGACAGTTTGACTGGGTTCGCCAGTAAACAAGCTAGGCACTAGTCCCATGCCTTGAGGGCCAGGTGCTACGCTGACAGGATCGCTGACAGCAATGTAATCGCCCACAACTTCGCAGGCATATTTGGCGATAACTTCCTCGCCTGAATTCAATTTGAATGTGTATACTTTTCCAACTTCCATTGTCATACTGTGCTTTCGGTTAATTTGGCTCGTAGCTCCGTGAATCCGCCTACAAGTTCGCCGTCAAGGAAAATTTGTGGCACTGTGCGAGCTGTTGGCACAGCTTCTAGTAGATCTTCTCTGGTATAACCATCACCGATTTTACGTTCTTCGTATTCGATGCCTTTTTGTTCAAGCAAGGCCTTGGCCTGATCGCAATAGGGGCAGTGGTACTTTGACCATACAATAGCTTTCATATTATTCTCCTTATAGATCTGGTAATGCATCGTAGTCCAGCGTGTCGCTCATGACTCCGATTACATAATTAGTTGATTCGTTTTCCTGCAATGCAGTTTGTTTCTTGCTGGTATCAACGTGTTTGTTGAACCACGGAATAGGTGTTGACTTGGGTGCAGGCTCCAGATACTTGATACCAATTTCTTTGAGAGCGGCGGCAGCAGTATAGTCTACAAAGTCTTTCAAAATCTGTGCGTTGAGGCCAATGACAGGACCAAATTTAAACAAGTAATCAGCCCAGGCCTTTTCTTCTCGGATTACATCCATGTACATAGCGTAGACTTCGTTGCGGCATTCTTCTGCAACTCGGGCAAAACGAGGATCTTCCTTGACAACTTGATTAATCAAATAAGCAGTCCAACCTTTGTGTAATAGTTCGTCTTGTAGGATCAAGCTGATGATGTTGCCGTTGCCGATAAAGATCTTGTTCTCAACCATGGCCAGACTTGTGGCAAACGATACCATGAAGCGGAATGCTTCTAAGGCATAGCTGGCATGCAGTGCTAGATAAATTGCTCGAATGTGTTCTTCTTCGGTTACAGTTTCTCCAATTTCCTTACGGCAATTGATCTCATGTAATTTGTCGTAATACTTTCCAACGCTTGATGCCATGTCCACAATCTCTTTAGTGTCATGGATGGTGTTGAACACTTCCTTGGGCACGTTGTAGATGTTACGAATGATGTGACTATAGCTACGGCTGTGGATGTTAGTCTCAAAGAATGTCCAGTTATAGACTAGTGCTTCTAATTCAGGAAGACTTACAACCGGAGTGAAGATCTGGCTAGGGCCGCGACCCTGCAAACTATCCAAAGCAGTTTGTCTTAACAAGTTACTTGTAAAGATATGACGAACAGTATCACTTGCTTCCTTAAAGTCCACAGCATCCTTAGTCAACGAAATTTCTTCGGGGACCCAAAAGAATCCGCGAGCAGTAGTTTCAAAATCAGCTACCTTTTTGTACTTGACTTCTTCGAATCTTTGAATGGTAACAGGACCTGCTGGATCCAAGAACATCTTACGATTAAGATAGTCTGTTTTTGTTGTTAAGTTGTATTGTTGTTTGCTCATATTTTGTTCTTTATAATTTCAACTACCATACTGGCTGTCACTGGTGCCAGTGTCCACCCCAAGTGTCCGTGTCCAGTATTATAAAATACTTTTGACGAATTGTCACTTTGTTTGATAATAGGCATCATATTTGGCGTCATGGGACGCAGGCATGCCCAACTACTGTAATCGTGTGTATTAATATTTGGAAAGTTTGTATGTACCCATTTTAATAATGGCTCTATTCTATCTCGACGAATATCATAGTTCTCGCCTGTTAATTCAGCAGTACCGGCTACACGAAATCGATTGCCAAGGCTTGACGTAACAATCTTGGCTTGATCATCTAGTAAACTAACTCGAGGAAGATACTTAGAATCAACATTGTTGATTGTAATGCTATAACCCTTGACTGGATAAACATCAATGCTGTCTCCTGCTGTTTGTGCCAATAAACGACTGCCTACGCCGTTGGTAATAACGATTGCATCAAAAAATGACAGTTCCTCAACATGATTAATTTTCCAATTATAGTGGAATTCTACACCGTAGTCGGCTTTTAACTTATCAGCTAAGTTGTAGACAAATTTATGAATGTCACCGGTCCAATCGCTGGGAGTAAGTGTGGCACCAACTACGCCTTGAATATCAGCCAATGCAGGATCTAACTCAGTTAGTTTGTCAGCAGGAACAACCTTACGATCAAGACCATTACGGTTATACATGTCTGTGGCTTGTTGAGCATTTTTCCAATAACTATGGTCTTTGTAGAAATGCACAATTCCTGCGTCTCGTCGATCAAATGTACTGTGCTCTATCCCTTCGTCATGGCAAATTTCGTCGTAGAGTTTTCTAGACTCAAGACCCATTTTGATAGTTGCAGCAGTGTTCTTGTGGTACTCTAGATTAAACGTATGCCACAAAAACTTGGCCATCCACTTCCACTGTTTGAAGTCCAAGCGTGGACGGATCAGTAACGGCGCATCTTTGGTAAACATCCATTTAATGCCTTTTTTGACGTTACTCCAAGTAGTCCATGTTTCACTGTTACTAACACTAACCTGGCCGCCGTTGGCAAAGCTGGTGCGCATAGCGGCATAGGGCTCTTGCTCAAATACAGAAACCGAGTAACCTGCTTTGGACAAGTAATATGCTGTAGTGATGCCAGCAATGCCGGCACCCACTATTGCTATACGTTTTGTCATAACTTACAGCTCTCGCAATCCTCAACATCATCAAAATCAATGGCTTCAAGTGCTGCCACGGTTTCGTCGTTTTCTTTTATTTTGCTGCCTTGTTTGTTGATCAAGCTATAGTAGAAAGTTTTAACACCCCAGTGATGTGCCAGCATAAGGTTCTTGGCAATCAATGTAGTAGGAACCTTGCGCTCAGGGAAGTGTGCAGGATTATAAAAAGTATTTGTTGAAATACTTTGATCCACATATGCTTGCAGCACAGCCGCTGTCTTGAGATAGCCAACACAGTCTGTTTGATCCCACATCAGTTGATACTTGTTCTTGAGTCTATGATACTCAGGCACAACTTGTGTGAATGATCCTGCCTTGCTTTCTTTGGTAGAAATCAAGCTCATGGGCATTTCAATACCATTAGTTGAGTTGATTACTACCGAGCTAGACTCCACAGGAGCAATTGCCATGAGTGTGGCATTGCGAACACCATAGGCTCGCATTTCAGCACGTAGACCTTCCCAGTTTAGCTCTGGCTTGAAGTCTGCAAGTTCGTCAACACCTTTGGACCTGCGTTCCCAAGGGAAAATGCCTTGGCCGTACCACGTGCGGTCTGAGTCCTTGCAGCGGCCGCGTTCTTTTGCCAGTTCCACTGTGGCTTCGGTAAGATAGTACGCCTGGTGCTCCATCCATGCTTTGACTTCTGCCAGGGCATCTTTCTCTCCATACTCAAGACCACGCTTGGCATGCCAATACGCAAGATTTGTAACACCAATGCCCAGGGGTTGGATCTCATCGTTGGATAGTTGACTTTGAATCGAGAGAAAGTCCTGGTAGTCAAGGATGTTGCACAGGCTTCGCTGCAGAATACGGCAAGCACGACGCATGTCTTCCGGATGACGGAACGCACCCCAGTTGATCGAGCCAAGAGTGCAGAGTGCAATGCGTCCTTCCGGATCGTCCAGACGCTTGAATGGTTTTGTGGGCAGTAGGATTTCACAGCATAGGTTACTCTGGTAAATGGTATGATACTCGGGATCAAATGGTCCTTGGTTCATTACATTGTCGATAAACACAAGATAGATACGTCCTGTGTCTGTACGTTCCTTGAGAATGCCGCCTTTGAACACATCCTCAGCTGGCATGGTTTTCTTTCTCAGCGAAGAGTCAGCTTCGTATTTGACATACAATTCTTCAAACTTGGCAGTGTCTTTGTAGAACGCTTCGTAAAGATCTGGTACTTCATTGGGGTCAAAGAAAGTGATATTTTCTTTGTTTTTAAATCTACGCCAAAAGAAAGCAGATAACACCACTCCGTAATCCATGTGTCGGACACGAGTCTCCTCGGTGCCTTGATTGTTCTTGAGAACAATGAGATCATCGAATTGATGATGCCATATGGGATAAAACACAGTGGCACTTGCATTACGGATACCGCCTTGTGAACATGAACGTAGGTCGCCAAACCATTTCTTAAGGAATGGAATCATGCCAGTGTGCATGATCTCTCCACCTCGGATTGGTGACCCCAGTGGACGTAGGCGACCAATTTCTAGACCAATACCAGCACGTTTGCTGGCATACTTGGCCATCATCTCTCCACTAGCAAATATGCTATCGAGGTCATCATCGCTGCGGATAAGAACGCAGCTACTGAACTGCTTAGTAGGTGTGCCAAGACCAGCCAGAACAGGAGTAGCAAGAGTGAATAGTCCATCAGACGCTGCATTGTAATATTCCTTGATGTAGCGCATACGTGCGCTGTTGGGTTCTTCCTTGTGGAACACAGTGGCAGCAGCAATCATATAACGCACCTGCGGCGTTTCATAGATCTGCCCTGTGGCTCTATTTTTGACCAGATACTTTTCAATTAACTGTTCAATGGCAGCATAGCTGTACTGCTCATCTTTTTCATGGTCGATAAACTCTTCCATGCGGTCCCAGTCTTCTTTGGTATACCACTCCAGTAGCTCTGGCGTGTATAGACCTGTTTCAACATTGCGCTTAACAATGTCATACAAATGTGGTGGGGTGTAATCACCGTAAACATCTTTGCGCAACATCGAAAGTCGCTGCTTGCCTGCTACGTATTGATAGTTTGTGTGCCCTACATCAGGGTTGGATTCTACGTCAATGAGATCCACACAAGCTCGTAGTGTAATCCCATCAATTTCTTTGGTTGTTATTCCGTCATAAAAGTGCAGTTGAGCTTTGATTTCGATCATTGACTGACTTACGTCAGCTATGCCTTTGCATACTTTGGCAACTTGCGTTTGCCATTTTTCGATGTGCAACGGCTCGCGGCTGCCGTCGCGCTTGACAACTGTAATTTGCTTCATTTTATCC